GCGAATAAGAAGACAAGAAGCTTTGAAAAATGCAACTCCTGACTGTCAGACATATGAACAACGTATGCAAATAAGATTGATGGAATTAGAAAGGGACACGTTAAACAAAAATGATGGGAAAAATTCCTGGCATTTAGACCACATAGTACCATTACAAAATAAAAATGTTTGTGGACTTCATGTTGCATGGAACCTTAAAATAGTAAAAGCTAGAGAAAATCTTTTAAAATCTAATAAGTTTGATATAGGAGAAGCTTTTGGATGAATTAAATTTTTTACTCTGGTCTTATAATCACGAAACCACGCATTTAGAGAGGAAATTGCGTTATGAAACACTCAACGAAGAACAACAAATTAGGCTGCAACGAGCAATATCACAATCAAACCTACAAAAAGACCCAAGAATCGGATTCATCGCAGATCCAAGATATTCTTAAACCTTGCCACAATTGCGAAGGTTTAGGCTTTTATTATGCTTGGAAAGGAAATCTTGGACACAATGATCCTGACGGTGTTGAGGTTGAGCAATTATGCTTAGATTGTGGCGGTTCAGGAATTTATGATGATAGGGATTTTTTTGTTGTATAAACTTTTAGAATGACATAAGCTTATTATGTTTGTTCATTTTAACACTCCCTGACTGAGGTGGCTTTATGCCACCTCTTTTTTTGCTTTGAAAGTAATATGAGATTTAAATAGGTTTAGGCAACCCATTGCCGATAGACTTCCAAGCATCATCAGATTGATCACTTAATAAGAACCCTTCAACATCTTTTAAAATGCTATCGAACGCATATCCTTCATGTTTATGCTTTCCCCAAAGTCCATCAGCTAGTCTATGAGCAAATGCCTTTTGCTTTTCTGAAAGGGTTTTCCTCTTAAAATGCTTACTACGCTGTTTTTCACTATTATTAATAAGGGTTAAAGTATTATAAGGGTTAGTGTGTCTCTCTGACACCCCAGGAGAGGGTTTTGAGGTGTCACTGTGACACCTATCAGTGTGACACCCACCCATAGACGCAATATTTACAACAATAATATCGGTCTTATTAAACCTTTTTTGCCTAGATATTATGTTTTTTTCTTCTAGCTGTTTAAGCTTGCGAAGGGTGGTACTTCGACTGCACCCACACATAGCAGATACACGATCAACTCGCGGCCAAGCCTGACCCATACTATCGTTAAAGTGATCCGCAATGCATAACAATACCAATTTCTCTAAGGGATCTTTTGTCTCATAATCCCATGCTGCAGCCAGTGCTTTTAAACTCATTTGCTTAACCTCCGTTTAGCTAAATTTAACCATAATTCATGCATCGGTCTTAGTTTGTCCTGTTCCATAGTATAACACCGACCATGACCCAAATCATCTTTTTTAGATAGTTTGGCAAACTCTATTTTTGTTATCCAACCCCTGATGCAAACATCATCCTTATCCTGGTATCCAGTAACCAGAACACCAATGTCAGAACGAAACTTATCTAAGGTTGGAAATAGCAATTTGCCTTTTTCATAAAAAGAAGACTTAACATCAATGCTGATATCATCAATCCAAATATCCACGCCATCATCTAAACCTAGCGCCTGAATAGTCGTATCAACATTAAATAACTTAGCAACTGCCAACTCACCTCTAACGCCAAGCATATCAACCTGCCTGGAGGTGTTTTCAGCAACAGCACTATCTATATTGGCATTAATTGCAAACTGCGCTCTAGCAAGTGCAGCCTGACGTGTTTCTTGTAGTTCCTTACGAGAAAACCTTATCAAAATTGATTCCACTTATTTCCTCCTCTATAGGTGTTGTAACCGCATTATATATGTCACTGCCTCTTGATAGTTCCCAAAGACAAACCCATTTACTAGGCAGATACTTTCCGTCTGTGAAACCGCCAACCTTATAGACAGCATCATTCGGAGCGCCATCACTTACTGCCTGCGCTATGCAATCTTTTATCTGGTACATTTCCATTTCTTTGAAATAGCCATACCGTATAATATACCTATAATCCCGATTTCTTCTGTTTTCTTTAGATAATTTGGGCGGTGAATAAATCGACTTTTTTAAGTGGTTGTGCTTCATATAGATTGTTCCTCCATGCATATGCCAGCAATACTTGGTTCTAAATCATCTTTTCTAAACATTAATCTTGTTGTTTCCACTGTAAATATAAGCTCTATTTCGCATATTTGCTGATTTTTGTACCTATCTAAACCTTCAGCGTAGGTGCAGTCATTTATCCCAAAACAAACCATTAGCCCGATATAAAACATTATAATCTGCCTGCTAGCATATCTAAAAAGTCCTCCAGGTCTAGAACAGCTAGCGCCCTGTTTCTGTCCTCTGATACAACCAGAACATCAGCGCCAAGAAGATTTTCGTATAAAAACTTAAAGCCAGACTTTCGCTTTTTAGCTTCTACAACCCATGTCTCCCTGCCTTTTTTGATGTGAACATCACCTTTGAATCCTGTTGCGCTTCCTGACAAAGGAACACGATTTGCCTCTAAATCCCTTTGCCTAGCCTTATCAACAATCTCTCTTTCAAACCTACTGCCTTTTTCTTTATTACGATTTGGCATTATATCCATTCCACCCTTTGCCTAGATTGTTCACCCCAGACAAACCAAGCAAAAGCAATACTGCCGCTGCCTTTAGATTCTGTCTCGCCTGGATACATTGTCTGACGCTTACTAAATACATAACAAACGTCAAACGGATACTTGCTGAAAAGCCTCTCATATCTTCCCTGACCTTCTAGAAAAGCAAGGCGCAATAACCATGCATGGCGCTTATAGCCAAGATGAATTGCATGTAAGATAAACTCTTCTGCTAATTTAAATGGTGGGTTGGTTACTAAATAATCACACGGTCTTTTCTGGCAAAACAGAAAATCTTGGTTAGGTATCCCATAACCTCTATCCACAAGATCTTCGCTGAAAACATCGTGCCAGTATGACTTTAAGACCTTCGACATACGACCAGTACCGCAAGCAGGTTCATGTATGCTAACAGGCATTTCAAACTCATGCTTTAACAATGCCAATGTCATTGGTTCAGGAGTGCTGTAAAAATCATCCTTTTCACGCATCTATAAACTCCTCGCACCAATCTTTTAATCCAACCCTACCATTTGACCATCTATATATCTCCATCATCTTTTGACCAGAAGGTGGCGAATATTTATAAATCCAGTGATGTACGTTAGACCTGTTGACATTCAAAGCTTTTGCGCACTCTGTCTGCGATATGCCTTTAGACACTAGGTATTCTGCCAGTTTCAACAAAACCTCCGTTAAATTATATAAACACATTGTTTAATACATATATTTTTTTGCTTGACTGGTCAAACTAATTTTGCCATTGTCGAAAAGTAAACGGAGGCTATTATGACTAAAATTGCAGAAAAATTTAATTCGATTGGGTTGGAACATTTCAGCCCATCGCAACTCACCAGACCTATATCTGTCTGGATGTTTGAATATGTTGCGCTTAGTAAAGAATCAAGACGCACGATTATTGTCGGAGAAAACGCAGCATTCGGTACTTCAGTCCATCAAGGTGTCCAAGGTATATTATGTGCAGGTCAGGATATATATGCCGTAACTGAGGACGCATTAACGAGTTTTGATTTTCACCCTGCTAATAAGAATGATGAAAAGCGCACAGCATACAGAGATCTTATTAAGCCTGCTATTGAAAGTGGTGTAGAACTTCTTGGCGCACAGTTTGGCAATTCTGAGGCAGAACGCAAAATAGAACTACACCTACCTAATGTATATCTACCCATCATAGGCTATGTCGATATATATAATGAAAAAAGTTTCTGTGAGATGAAAACAAAAGCACCTCGTCAGAACCCACCTAAAAAAGATGGCACTCGTACATTTGGAAAAGCAAGCTTACCAAAAGAACCTACTTTTGACCACATTCTACAGTCAGCCGTGTATCACAGGGCAACAGGGGCAACACCTCATATAGCTTACATATCAGCAGATGATGGTATCGTATTTGACCCTTCTAATTGCGATATGTTGAAGCCTGACGGCATTGGATATGCAATAGAAGAAATTCGCAAGAAAGCAATCCTTAGACAGAACCTAATTAATATCAGCACCGAACCTAAAGTATTAGCAGGGTTAATTGAGGCTGATTTTAACCACCCATTTTACTGGGATCATAACTTTAAACAGGAGGCTAAAGACCTATGGAAAGTTTAGACTTTACCGCAAAATTAAACCAAGCAATGGCATTGGTTTCAGAACTTAATAAAAGTCACGGTGTTCGTCAGCGTGGCGGTAAGATGTACACACAAGTGGTACATCGCATGGAAGCATTCAGGCAGGTCTTTGGCACTAGCCTTGGCATTGATACGCAGGTTATTGTCGATGATGGTCAGCGCGTTGTTGTCAAAGCTATCATTACAGATAGTAATGGCATGACCGTTGGCGCAGGTATGGCAGAAGAGATTAGGGGTCAAGGTCACGTTAACACCACCTCCGCGCTAGAAAACTGCGAGACAAGCGCTGTAGGGCGCGCTCTATCGTCTTTAGGACTTGCAGGTGGCGAATATGCCTCTGCTAACGAAATGGACGCTGTAGCGCGTAAAACAGAGGCTAAAGCTACATCGACACCTGTTGCTGTTCCATCATCAGAACCAAAGGCAATTAGAACACCATTGTCTATTGATGATGAAATACGAATGGCTCCAGATTTGGAATCACTAAGGGCGCTTTACAATCGCCTTGGGATGGCGGCAAGCGATCATGTCGCAAAGTTCACAGCTAGAAAAAAGGAGTTAGAAGCTAATGGCTGAATATGAACAAAAGGATATGACTGGTTCTTTATTCCACAATGATAAGGGTGATAATCAAAACCGCCCTGATATGCGTGGTACAGTCAAAATAAATGGCACTAAGTATTCTGTGTCTGGTTGGAACAATGAATCTAAGGCAGGCAAGAAATATCTTAGCCTGAAGGTTCAAGAGTTTACAGAAAACCCTATGGGTAATGGCAACGCTCAAAAACCTGCACAACAGCCATTGGTAGATGAAATACCGTTTTAAACATGCCAAGCAAGAAACGCAGTAAACCTAAGTATATACAACCAGATAACTACAGTGACTGCGATTTTTGTGGCAAAACATTTAATTGGAAATATGGAGGAACAGCAAATGCAGCAGGTAAATTCTTCTGCACAGACGAGTGCTTTGATAAAAACCGTCACAAGAAAAAGGGATCAGAAGTGCCGACTTTCGATTCACTCTGATCAACTTTTAGATATTCTTGACGCGATAGGAGAAGTAACAAACATAAGCGCGGCAATGATTATAAGCTCTAAAAGGTCAAAATTTATTAGTGACGCTAGATGGATATTCTTTTATTTAGCACAAAGAACAACAGATCATTCCGATAATTTTATAGCTAACCAGGTCAATAAAGATAGAAGCTCTATGTCTCATGGTATAGAAAAAGTAGAAAATCATATTGATACTAATTCTGGTTTAGATCAAAAATTAAAAAAGGTTGTGAAATGCTTAATGTCGAAGAAAAATTAAAACAAAATATGCGTCTTAGATATGTGCAACATGGACACATAAAGAAATATGAAAAAGCAGGTTGGGGTGTTCTAAAAAAATTACATGGACATCACGGTGAACATGCAGTATTGATGTGCTTTATTGAAGAAAATAACAATCAGGTGCGTATTAGGAATAATAATGCTAAGTAGTTCAAAACAAACGGAAAATAATTTAGTAAAAAATCCGCATCATTACACTTCTGGAAACATAGAATGCATAGATGCTATTCGTGCTTCTATGTCGAGAGAAGGGTTCAGTGACTATTGCAAAGGCAATGTTATGAAATATATATGGCGGTATAAAAGTAAAAACGGAACTCAGGATCTAGAAAAAGCACAAGTATATTTAAATTGGTTGATAGGCAATGAGACAGTTTAGGAAACTGCCTATATTAAATAATAATCCCTCTGTAAGGTTTTTGTTTCAACAACTTGAGAAGCAGGTATGTTCGGAATCTGATTTCGCAGAACGAACAGGCATTCATAGGGATACGCTCAGAGGGTGGCGTACAAGATATAACCCTCGCATAAATGATTTAGAATTTGCGCTAAACTGCCTTGGATATGAATTAACTTGCAGACCACAGCGCACCAAGGATGATAAAAAGTAGGTATCTCTCTGTTGAGATGACAAATACGGCTGCTGGGTTAGTTGGGGAAGCAATAGCAATGGCAGCAATCCTTCAAAAAGGATGGGGCTGTGCTATGGCGCAGACGGATTCTATTGACCTTATTTGTTGGTCTAAGCAAAGTGCTGAGAAGTATTTGGTACAAGTTAAGTCCTGCCAACTGACTAAATCTCATAAAAAAGATATACTGCAATTTCAAACAAGTCTTGGCAGTACAAAAGTAGGCAATGCTAAACAAAGAAGATTACCAACTAGATATGATTATGATATATTAGCTCTAGTATCTGTTGAACATAGATCTGCATTGTTCTATCCAGTTTCATCAGTAAAACAATATAAAATGACACGCCATGTAAGCATGTTCACTGACCCTGAAAATGAGTACGATACTTGGCATAAAACTATTGAGGTTTTGAATGACTATACCAAATAGAAGACCTTGCGTAACAACGGACATTGGTTCTGGGTTAGCGGTAACTGTTTCTTTTCATCCAAAGACAGGAGATGCTGTAGAAGTCTTTATGACAAAAAGAGGCAATAAAGCAGGTCAATCTGAGTTAGATGATGCCATGTATAAATTAGGTGTAACAGCAAGTAAATTAATGCAAGAAGGATTTAAAGATGAACCTGGAAAAGTTGCAAGCTGAGTTAACTGAAGATGAAGGAGTTAAGTATGAGATTTATTTGGATCATCTTAATTTGCCTACTTGCGGCATCGGTCATCTTATATTACCAAGCGATCAAGAATGTGGACTACCAGTCGGAACACCTATATCCGAAACAAGGGTTAGAGAACTCTTTGAACAGGACATAGAGATTGTTCTAAAAGAATGCAAAATACTATTTCCAAGTTTTGATATATTGCCTGATGAAGTTCAGCTAATCATCGCCAATATGATGTTTAACATGGGACGTCCAAGACTAAGTAAATTTAAGAAATTTATCGAAGCTGTTATTATGTCTAACTGGCAAGATGCAGCTAATGAAATGGTAGATTCAAGATGGTATAATCAAGTTCCCAACAGGGCTAATCGTCTAGTAGAACGTATGAGGAACGTAGCATGACCCAAAAAAAGTTTGAAGAAGAAACCATATATTACGAATATGATCTTGATGGTGATGGTGTTATCTCTGATGAAGAACTGGAACACGCCAAGGACATAAAGTCAGCCGAAGCTGAATATCGCAAAATGAAAGCACAAAGAAGAATGGCAACTGCTGTTCTTATCTTTATGGCTTTATATACAGCGATTATGTTTCTTCCAATAATACCAGATTCAAGAATTAAATTACTAACAGACCTATCCAACTTATTATACATTACTGGTGGTGGTATTGTTGGCGCGTATATGGGTGTTAGTGCTTGGATGTCAAAGAAATAGATGCCTGAATGGTGGCAATTAATATTAGTGACAATGGTTACTATTAATACTATCATTAATATTATTGTATTTTTCAAACACAGATTTAGGCAGTCTTATGGAAAGAAGAATAAACCATCTAAAGCAAAGAATAGAACAAGCTAAAAGGAGGTATGGATATTATGATACAAGCACTAATACCAGCAGCATCGAATCTTCTGGACAAGTTCATAGAGGACAAGGATCAGAAAGCGCAATTAGCGCACGACTTAGCGACCATGGCAGAGAGGCACGCACAGGAACTAGCTGTAGCGCAGATAAAGGTCAATCAACAGGAAGCTAAAGGCAATTGGTTTCAGTCAAGTTGGCGACCACTAATTGGCTGGATATGCGGCCTAAGTTTGATGATAAACTATATGGTAAGCCCTATAGTTGCAGGGTTTGGAATTATATTGCCCCAGGCGGATATGTCAGTAATGATGCCTTTGCTATTTGGTATGCTTGGAATTGCAGGAATGAGAAGCTATGACAAAAGACAATCAACAGACACGAAATAAATGTCCTCGTTGCAGCAGCAATAAAGACGCAGTTAACGTACACGGACACTATCAATGTCCAGACTGTAAATGTGTTACTGATGATTGTTGCCAAGGGGAGTGCCAGGTGGGGCTAGCGAACGGAGGAGGAAACACTAACCCCGAATAACCATATCAACTATTTTTAGCTGAGTAAATAAGAAATACAGCGCCAGCTAAAACAACCAGCCCTAAGATAATAAGCACCGTCACCAGTGTGCCTACCATGATATCGTGAATACGCTTTTTGCGCTTCTTCTCTTCTTCCTGCCGCCTCTTACGCTGGTCAGCTTGAAACCGCAACCAATCATCCCATAGATGATAGCGTCCGTACAGCATCATGAACTCTTTAAGTTCAATCTCATTCTGCTTTATCTTCTCCAACGCCATAAACTCTTCTAAGTCATGGTCAGCAGAACCACCGAACAAGCTGTTCTTTTTCTTATGGAGTTTCTTTTCTAAGTCAGCCTTGCCATTAACAAAATTAGAGACAGCCTCTCCGCAATCGGCTATAGACTTGCCGTTAGCACAGGCTTGCTTGATAATACCAAAAGCCGCATTACAAGCCGCCAGTTCTGCTAACATAGTGCTACCTCGCCATGTTGTCTAATTTAGCCTCTATGCGGTCTAATGCTGAGTAAATCCTATCCATCTCGACCTTGGAATCGGTCTTGCTCACATATTCCTCTCTGGTTTTGTTTACCAGTATCTGTACGCGCTTTATCTCTTGTGACTGCGAGTGCAGAAACCATGAACCGCCAGCCAAAACAATACCAATTAAAATATCAAAGAGGCTAGCCATATCCATGTTAAATCTCGTCTGGGAAGTTGTTGATAGTTGCTTTGCCAGTTGGGTTGCCATCGCTATCTACTGGTGTGTCGAACAATGCCATAAATGCTGTAAGGTCTGCAACCGCATCTATAGCCGCCTCAATGGTATTGCTGGCAGTGCGAACACTCGCACGATAATCTAAGGTAGCTTGGTCTACAGTGTAGCTAGACACCTCAGAAGCCTTTACAATCTTCCAATCGGTAGATTGTAGCATTGACCCTGCTGTTGCCTTTGTCTGCGCTTTGTGTTGGCTTTTTAGACCCAGTGTGACATTACCATCTTCATCAGTAACATCATCAATAGCTTTTGCGTTACTAGCAGACCAGTAGAACCTGTTGTCGAACGGTGTTGGGTCATCTTCCCAGACTAGCCCTGCCGCAGTCTTTTCAGCATCGCTTGTTAGCCCTAGCCAGTTGCTTGGGTACTGGTTGCCAGAACTGTCTGTCCAACCCCTTCCAGCGCGAATAGCCTTGCCATTATATTTCCACATTTATTTACTCCTATCTTGCATTTGCATATTTTGTTGGCATTTCAGCAAATGCCATGTAGATGTATGTGCCGCCAGAGGCGTTTAAAGTTGTATAATTGCCTCTAATTTTAAAGCCGTTGGATACATAATCAAATGTAGCGTCTGCACCTTCTTCAGCATTGGATGCATTAGGTCTAAGACGCAAACCAACTACGTTGTCTGGGTCACGTTTGTTATCTAAAATCCACCAATCACGTGCGGCATTTGTTTGCTTAATCATAACCCAAGCTGGTCTAAAACCTGTGTAGACAAACGTGCCGTCTGTGCTTCCATTGCCTGTGTAACTTCCAAACTTGGAATAGCCTTCAACTTCTGCAAAACAATAAGCAACGTAAGTTCTACCATTTGTATTGTCGTTACCACCTATACTAATAACAGAAGATGATGGCTTTGTTGGTTCTCTTGTTGTATCTGTAGATATACCTTGAGTTAAGTTAAAGTATAATCTTTGACCTGTTGTTCCAGTAATATTAGAAACACTGACTTGCCAGTTATCTGATGCATTTCTTGATTTAATTGCAACCACCTTTGGGGCAACACCTAGTCCATGACCAACAGTTGCAGTTGATGAACTATTACCTGTGTATGTAACTATACTAAACCCTGCCTTTGTATTAGCCGATACAGAACTGGTGATGCTTCCGTCTGTGTTGCTAACTGCTGTGCCATTAGCTAACCAAGACCAAGATACAAAAGTACCGCCACTAACATTGTAAGCACCTGCACCTACATTAGCTAAAGTAAATCCATCACTATCAAAGGAAGAAAAATTAGCAGATTCATCACTTTCAGCCCCAGTATTATTTGATTCTAATGCTTGTCCAGAACCTCTAACTATATCTAAAAGTTTATGATTTGTACTTGAAGCGTTTCTTCTTTTTATCCATAAAAATTCTGGTGAAAACCCAACCCCTGTTACGTTTACTATAGCACTAGCACCATCATAAAGCACAGTATTAAAATAATCCTCTGGCACTTCATCGTCCAGTGGTGTGATAGATGGTTCGGGTAGGTTAGCTGAGTTTAACGCAAGGAAGCCGCCAGACGGTACAGAATACTTAAAGTCACCATAGCCGTTTTCATCTGAGTTACCACCAGCCGTAGTAGCACCAGCGAAGGTGCTGTCTTGTCCGAAGTTGAATATGCCATCAGCAGAAGTTCTTTGACCAGCCATAAAATAATATATGCCATCACCGACAGATGCTACATCATATGGATTATTTGTTCCTAACTGCACACCGTTCAAATAAAATTCAACAGTTTGTGCATCGGCATCAAAAGCAATACCAATAATGTCCCCACTAGCAACCGTACCTGAGTTTTCATTAAGTGTCCCATTTTCGTATATCCTGTATGTGCTTTGTCCATCAATTATCATTGTGACACCACTAGCCACAAGGTCTTGGTTTTCAGTGGTACTTGCAGGTAAATATGTTTTGCTTGAAATTCCAACCCTAGTTCTTGCGTTAGAACTATTAGGATTAACGATATAATATTCTGCATACCACTTGCCTGTTGTCATGCCAATAGTGCTTGGCACAGCAGAGGTAGTTGTGCTTGAAGATGCCTCACACCTTAGATTGCCTTCAGCAAGTGTTAAGTTGCCGCCTTTTGCTAACACGTTAGCTGTGGCATAATTAAGCGTAGGACTATCTGGCACTACGTCATAGGCTGACAGGTTGTTCACAGTAAAATCATTGCCATTGCCGCTAGTATCATCACCAATAGCCGCACTATCGCCAAACTCAAGTCTAAAGCCATTAGTGCCGAATGTTAAGCCGCTGGTGTCCTTCGGTATCCATACGCCTGATTTGGTTTCGCCAAACGATGTTGGGTCTAGGGCTTGTCCGTCAATAAGGTTTACATCTGCAAAGTATAGATTAGAAAAAATAGCATCTGACCTCCTCCTTGAGACATACATAGAGTAAGATGTTGAATTTACTGTTCCTTCAAAATTCAAAGTTGGATTGGAATTAACGTCAAGTTCTGTAAGCCTTTCACCATTAACATAAATTTTCATCCTGTCATTTCCAGTTGCATCTGTAGTGTCACAAACAACTACAATATGATACCAAGAAGATACATCTCTAAATTTTGCACTAGAAACTACCTGATAATTTTGATTGCTTGTTTCTAAGATAAAAGACAACCTATCGTCACCAACAAACGATATACCTGTTTGCGTTGATGATGATGTACCAGAACCAAAAATATCAGCATCGCCTAAAACTGTACGTTTGAACCATCCACTCCAAGTCCAAGTTTTTCTGTCACCGTTTGTTGTAGGGGTAAATTCTAAATATGAATTGTTCGCACTGCTATCATTCCGCAAAGAGTTGTCTATCTGGTAGTCATAGAAACCTCCAGCCTGACCACCAGCCGCTATATTGAATAAGCTACTCATTAAGCAACTCCTATAGCTCGACCTATTTCATAAAGATTAGTGCCATTGCTAACGAACACAAACTGGTCACGAGAACTAGCCGCAGTAGATAATGTCGGGGCTGTTGCACCCACCCACTTAAACACGCTGTTCCATGTTATCGTCCGTGAACCAGTGCCATCTTGTACCACTATCAGAACATATACGCCACCATCCTTCTGATTGGTCGGTGCGCCAAAAGTACGGTTGCCACCAAGCGTAACGCTAGTCACCTGATTAGCAGATGTATCCCATGAGATTGTAGCCGCATCTGTTAGCGTGGTTGCGGTGAAGTTCTGGGTTGCGGAGAACTCCTGCGCTAAATCAGTACCAGCCACTGTTATATCGCTGTCAGGAACGGTTAAAACGCGAGTGTTGCCTGTTGTAATGTCAACACCGTCCATGCGAAATTTTTTAGCATTATCATCAGGGTCAGCGAGGGTAAATGTATCGTCTATAACCTCGTTCCCTGCGTTCACGTCTGCTAAGTGCGCCATGACCTCGCGGATGGCGTTATTAACATCACTGGGAACCATTGTTCCTTCGCCAAGGTCAACACTGTCTATATCGGTGTTGCTAGACGCTGTTGTTGAATATTGGTTAATCGCTGTTTTTGCCATTTCTATCTCCTTATGGCGTTATTCTGTTTCTACTGTAGGAGCTAGTTCTCTAGATGAGGCTATTATAGTACTAAGTGCCGCTTGAAATCTACGACTGTTAACTGAAGCGCCTGCTAACTCTTCTAAAGCTGTTAAAGCATCATCAGACATTAAAGCTTTTGTAAACCCATCAAAGAATTTTTGATTTCTTCTTCTTGCAAAAAAATCTCCTATTGGTTTACCTGGTTGCACAAAACTAGCGCTCAACAGCCCTTTGTCTGTTGGAGAAGGTACATCTACCTTTACCTTAGCACCTTTCATTTGAGACAAGCGACCACTAGCAAACATAACATCTAATAATTTATCAAAGCCAGATGTTACTGTTTTTGGGTTTAATCCTTTGGCTCTAGCAACCCCTATTAAAATAGCATCTAATCTTTCCTTGTCAGCTTTAGTGCCTGCAACAGTTTTTGCAAATTGTGCGCCACTGGTTATTTCTTGACCTGGCTTAACGGAAGATTTTGCGGCATTTTTAAGGTAATAACTTGCTAACTTAGAAAACACTTCTGGGTCTTTTTG